ATCATGTTCTCCCACAGCCCCCACGCATGCGTAACATTCACAAGAACTTGTGTGTTCGCTTCATGGACTACTGCTGGGCACGACCCATCCCAAGCTGCAACATCATTGCTCTCGGCTGGCTTGTGCACGCGCTTGGCCTCAACGTATGCCCACAACTTTTCGTTGGAGCTGTCGTCTAAGCCCATTCCAGGTTTGGCTGATTGCTCATCCCATTTGGCCAGGTTGACTTCCACTAGTTTCCCGTAGAGTACTCTTTCGACCATGATGACTTGCGCCGGAACACGTGAAATGACGCGGTACCTCTCCTCGGCGAATTTGCTCTTCGAGTGAGGCTCCTGCTTTATCATTATCTGGACAAGTATAGCAAGACCAGACTCAACGAGCTGTTTGTATGTCATCTTGCGAACTTCTTCATGGGGAGTGTCGCGCAGAACGCGCAACAAATCCATGGCGAGCTTGGCGAGCTTGATGTATCCAAGTTCAGAGTCAATACACTCCCCGAGTGATTTGTACTCCTGTACCAATGGCACACCGCATCCCGCGGCTCTATTGTGGTGGCCGAACTGCATCTCAAACTCTAAACGTTCGAGCAAGAATTCGTCCTCCGGTTCTTTCGTGTAAAACACCCCAGTGTTACCCCTCGTCACGTGCTGAATAGCAGAAAGCATTACGTCATCTGACAACTTCACCTGCGATTCGCCCAAGGGGCGGGATTGATTGAAGAAGACCTTCAAGGCGGTACGCTCGGAACCTGAGTCCCTGGGAGCGCTTCCGTACTTGACGAGCCACTGTCTAACTTCTTCGACGCCTTGGAGCGTAGCTGTGCCATAAAGGCTGCCTGCTCCTCGTTGTGTTGCGTCACGAACGCCTTCGCCTTCTCGGTCTCCAAAGCTTCCTCCTGCTGGAGTAGCTTGATATCCGCCCAAATGGCTTTGGCCTCCGCTCCTGATGCTGCATCCTTTTGAGAGTAACAAACTTTCAACATGGCCTTGATTTTGTTCAGCGGCCCGCGATCGAATGCACTCCGAGGCGCTCTCGGCTCCCCAGCCTCCAGCTTCAGCTCGCTTTTCGCTTGCTTTCTTGCTGCAGTC